GCAAAATTATCAAAGCTGGACTTATGGGTGCATTGAATGAATTCAATCAACAGTTGACTAACGGCGCCAGACCAATATATCAGTATCCAGATCAATATGAAATAGTTTTTGCCGGAGAAGCCAAACAACTCATTGGTGATGCAACAATTGTGTTACCAGGCACAAAAAAAGAAGCTAATAAAACTTCAATGGGTGTGGTTCCAACAAAGGATGCCAGAGCCGCCAGTCCTGACACAGATCAAAAAAATATTACACAATCTACCAAAAGCATTGTTGCCGGACAGCCTGTAGTACAAGTAATCGAAGAAGTTATTAGAAACAGCAGTTACGTTACCAGTCAACAACTGACACAAATCAATCCTCTTACCAACGAAGAAGAATCAAATCCTACTGCCAGAAACAAACCTGTAAACTGGTTTAGAATAAATTTTGAAGCAGTTCCAACCAAGCCAGATAATTTACGGAATGATTATGCATACAAGATACGTTATATCATCAGCGTTTATAAACTTGACAAATATGATAGCAAATATTTTCCCGTAGGAACTTTTAGAGGGGTCCATAAAAGTTATCCTTGGTGGTTTACTGGAAAAAATACCTCAATTATTGATTATCAAGAAACTTTAAATTCAGCTTATACCATGTTGGTTAGCGGTAGCAATCCTCAAGACTCTTCAGCCGAAGTTGAAAGAAGAAAAGTTGCAGCCTCCATGCGAGATTTGGTAATTTACTCATATGGTGCTACTAGTAGCGAATCCATGCAAGGCAGTAAAGAACGAGGTAACGAGGCAGCAGCCAATATGGCAGACAGTTTGTATGCCAGTGCAGATCTTGGCACTACTAAGATGCGTATCATTGGTGATCCTGCATGGATTCAACAAGGCAGCCTTAGTGGAAGCATTAACGCAGAAAATCTTGACACCAGCAGTTTTTTGCCTGACGGTACAATCAACTATGATGCTGAACAAATATTATTTGAAGTCAATTGGAATAGACCGGAAGATTACGATCTTGGCACAGGACTAAGCACTCCTAATGGTAAAAAAACTCCTATCAGCAGAGTATACATAGCATCATCTGTCACTAGTGAATTCAGACAAGGTAAATTTGAACAAACCATCGAAGGGCTGTTGTTTAATTTACCAAAACCAGACGGATCAAACAAGGCAATAACTGCCCCATTGCCTGTGAAACAAGTTGATCGAGGAAATGCAAGATCTGACGAACAAATACGATTGGCTCTTGCCGCTGATGCAGCAAAACGAGCAGGAAATAGCAGTAACTCTACTGCGTTGGCACCACAATTGAATGTAAATCCCAGCAGTAATTTGCCACAAACTATAACTACAGCACCACCTGGTCCCAATGATGGTGCAGTACCCGCTCCACCACCCGCTCCACCAACTTCGGGCAGCGGAGAAAATTTAGACGTAGGAGATCCGTTTGTGCCACCAGGTCGATTGTCTGGAGATTCCATAGAAGGCGTTCAATCAACTCCACAAATTATATCAAGAGATTGGTAAGAGATTATTAAGGACTAACAATGGCAGAGCAAATTCAACGCAGTAGAGGACGCAGTCAAAATTATAAAATGGACCGAGGTGGTGTACCTGCGGAATTTGGTCCTTTCTACGGCATTGTAAAAAATACCAATGATTCAATAAGATCAGGGCGCATACAAGTATACATTACAGCATTTAGTGACGGTGATGAAAATGACGAAACCAAATGGACTACAGTAAATTACATGCCGCAGTTCTTTGGATCAACACCATACAATCCTGCCAAGCAAGGGGTGGGCTCATACATTGACGGTAATTCCAACAGTTATGGCATGTGGTTCACTCCGCCTGATGTGGGAATCACAGTGCTGTGTGTGTTTGTAAATGGTGACCGCAGTCAAGGCTATTACATTGGCACAGCACCTGATCAAAGCATAGGACACATGGTTCCTGCCATTGGCGCTGCACCAGTTGCTACTCAAGTAATTGCAGAAAATGCAAATCAAGCGGTATATTTTAAAGGAGCATCGCAATTACCAGTGGTTGAAATCAACACCAATAATCTTGCTCTTGAAGAAAATGCTAGATTTTTTGATGCTCCTAAGCCCATACAAAGTGTAGTTTCGGAAACCATGTTTCGTCAAGGCTTGATTAAAGATCCACAACGTGGTCCTATATCGAGTAGCAGTCAGAGAGAAAGTCCCAGTGCTGTGTTTGGTGTTAGCACACCCGGACCAGCGGTGTATCAAGGTGGCATGAAACTGGGGGAAATACAACGAAAAGTTCAAACTGGACAATTGAAACCTCAAGATCTCAATGTGATTGGTCGTGTGGGTGGTCATAGCATTGTGATGGATGATGGCGATGTTGATGGCAATACCAGACTGATACGATTTAGAACCACAGCTGGTCATCAAATCACAATGAGTGACAGCGGAGACTTCTTTTACATCACTCATGCCAATGGCCTGGCTTGGTTTGAACTTGGCGCACAAGGCACGCTAGATGTGTATGCCACAAACTCAATCAACTTGCGCACACGTGGCGACATTAACTTGCATGCTGATAGAGACATCAACATGTATGCTGGCGGCAGTATCAAAGCCAAGGCTGCAGAAGATATTACTTTGCAAGCTGATGCAGACCTTACAGCTATTGCACAACAAAATTTAAAACTATACAGCAAAAATTACATTGGTATAAAGGCCGACGGCAGTTTGGCATTACAAAGTGCTAGTGGAAGTTGGAACGGTGGCAGTGCATTAAAATTTACCGCAGGCGGTATTGATCTCAACGGACCAGCAGCTGACTCGGTATCAGCGCCCAACAACTTGACCACAACTGTTTTAGATGATACTACATTTAGTAGTGCCACTGGTTGGACAGTCAAAACAGGTGGCCTAGACAGTATTGTGACGCGAGCACCCACGCACGAACCATATCCCTATCACAACAAAGGCGTGGACATTGAAATTCCACTAGAAGCAGGGCAGCCGCCGCCTAATCCCAGTGCAGTGCCTATTCCAGCTGGCATAGAAATAACTAGAAGATCATGAGCGAATTTACATTTTCTCTCAATCAATTTGGAATTAGCTCTGCAATTAACGAAGCACGGGCATCGGCACCTAGCCAGACCGCTGTAACTAATTTTGAATCTGGGCAGTACTCAAACACTAAAGATAAAGATTTAACTTATACCGGCGATGATTACATTGTTTGGGATCGAGTCAATGAAGAAAGATTACGCCGCGGCCTTCCAAGTTTAACCAAATTAGGATATCCGAGACCACTCGATGCGCCAACGCAACAACCTTCAAGTGTAGGTAACAACGGGCTACCAGAAACATTTAAAATCAAAGGTCCTCCGGGCATGACATATGAACAAGCAAAGGCAGTGTTTGATCAACAGGTCAACAGTGGTGGACTTGTTGGATTTAAAGTTGGAGACACCGCAAGTGCAGCTACACAGGCTGCTGCCGGGTTAGCATCTGCACAAAGTCAGCTCACACAAGGACTGGCATCATTATCTAGCAAATTACCCGCAGGTACAAATCTGAACAGTCTCACAGCCAGTATAGGCGCACTTGGACAAGGAGCAGGCACACAAGTGGCCAGCGCACTTCAAGGTGGCGCGGCCGCATTCAATTCACTGACTACCGGCGCAGGCGCCGCCACTGCTGCTATCAGCGCATCATTAGCTGGCGCAGGCGCTGGAGTTTCATTACCGTCAACATCAGCCATCACAGGTGCGTTAACTGGTGCCGCTGCACGAGTAGGCAGTTTGGCTAGCACCGCAGTTGGTACCATATCTGGATTGATTAAAGGAACTCCTACAAGTGGTATCAATGTGGCAGACTTTGCCAAACAAGGACCAGCATTAACTGGACTTGGTAGCATGAGTTTGCCCGATGTAACAAGCACATTGGCTCAAGCGTCAAAGTTGGTAGGTCAAAGTGCAGACACTATTAGTAACACAGCAGGTGCAGGTAAATTTGGACTTGATGCCAGTCAACTTGAACGGTGGGGTCTTGTTAAACCAGGAACTGCTGCTACATTTTTAGCACAAGGTGGCAATGATCTTACTAGTGTGTTAAAAAGTCCCACAGTGTGGACTGGCAGAGATGGTGTGAAAAGTCTTGATGGGTTGCTGGGCAATGAAGGGCTTCAAAACAAAATTCAGCAAGGATTGATGACTTCGGGTGTGGCTGACTTAAAATCACTGGGAATTCCCACAGACAAATTAACACCACAAGCACTTAGCGGTCTGGCCACCAATGCTGCAAAGAGTGTGCCTGACACACTAAATTGGGCCAAAAATACTCCTGGGTTACCGGCTGACATCAAATCCAAATTTGATGCTGCCGCAGTTAATGGTGCGTTTGCTGTAAATTTGGCGCAAACTAAAATAGACCCGTCCATGCTTCAGGAGTATACACCTATAGCTGCTATTGATACTGTAAATACAGACACACTTGAAGCAGCCGCTAAACGCATTGTGGGTAATGCCAAAGTGCCTAGTATTTTGCCAGTAGCCATAGAATCTAGTGCTTATTCCAATACCAAAGATGAAGATTTAATTTACACTGGAAATGACGAGATAGTGTGGGATCGAGTCAATGCTGAAAGACTGCGTCGGGGACTGCCAAGTTTGACTGCAATAGGGTTTCCAAGGCCCGAAACTACCGCATAAATATTGTTATGACTACTTTTGTTGGCTTCAACACTCAAAATCAATACAAAAAATTCACACTAGTGGACTTTGAATTGATCAAGCGAGATCTGCTGAATGCATTTAACATTCGCCAAGGACAACTGCCCGGCCGTCCAGGATATGGCACAGTGCTATGGAATTATCTATTTGAAAATCAAGTTGATGCTGTTCAGCAAGGCATTATTAACGAAGTTCAAAGAGTTGCTGGCGGTGATCCTAGAATATTCATCAGTAACATCAATGTGTATCCTCAAGAGAATGGCATGCTAATCGAATTAGAACTACAAACAGTAGGCGGCGTAGATGCCGAAATATTAAATGTGTTCTTCAATCAAGTCAGCCGTTCAGCCAGCTACGTATAACTACGCCGTTTTTTATCTACATAAATAACAGATAAAGAACACAAGGCCCAGACGCAATGGCAAAAACCACTAGACAAACAGCGATATTTGGTGTAGAAGACTGGAAACAGATCTATCAAACCTATCGCGAAGCAGACTTCCAAAGCTATGACTTTGAAACTCTACGCAAGAGTTTTACTGATTACCTGCGTTTGTACTATCCAGAGACGTTCAATGACTACATTGAATCATCAGAATACATTGCACTATTAGATGTTATTGCGTTTATGGGCCAAGCCCTGGCTTTCCGTACAGATCTCAACACAAGAGAAAATTATTTAGACACAGCAGAACGCAGAGATTCTGTGACCAGACTGGCTAACTTGGTTAGCTATACTGCCAAACGTAACACAGCCGCACAGGGCTTGCTCAAAGCATTTTCAGTGACCACAACAGAAAATGTTGTGGATTACAACGGAGTTAATCTGGCCAACGTCACAGTGAACTGGGCAGATCCCACAAACTTTGACTGGTTGGAACAGTGGAATGCTATTGTGAATTCGTCCTTGGTCAGCAGTCAAAAGATTGGTCGTCCGTCCAGCCGTCAAACTATCTTGGGTGTAGATACCAGTGAATACGGTATAAATCTAGTGCCAGGCTTTCTGCCAGTTATTCCTTATACTGCTACTGTGGACGGCGTAAACATGCCGTTTGAAGCTACAACTTCAAGCACAGCCGGCCGAGATTACATCTATGAACCCAGTCCAAAGCCTAACACCACATTTAATGTGTTGTATCGCAATGATCAATTGGGATATCAAAGTGCCAACAACGGATTCTTCTTTTTCTTCAAGCAAGGCACATTGCAGAATCAAGACTTTAACTTGGCTGAACGCATTGCCAATCGTACAGTGAATATCAACATTGATGGTGTTAACAACGAAGACCGTTGGTTATTTCAACTAGACAATGTAGGCAGTGTCAGCCGAGAGTGGACATACACTGAAAACATTTATTCATCGGCCGCAGAACAAACTGCAACACTAAGACCTATTTTTTCTGTGACCAGCAGAACCAATGACCAGATTACTATGGTGTTTGGTGATGGTGTATTCTCTGAGATTCCAGTGGGTATCTTCCGTGCGTATGTTCGTGCGTCAAACGGCTTGCAATACATTATTAATCCTGCTGAAATGCAGAATGTGGTGCTGCCAATCAGTTACATTGACCGGAATGGTAATCTGCAAACAATTACTTTTACTTGTGGTATCACACAACCTGTAAGCAATGCTCAAAGTCGTGAAAGCATTGATGCGATCAAACAACGTGCTCCAGCAAGATACTACACACAAAACCGCATGGTCAACGGTGAAGACTATAATCTGTTTCCGTTTACTCTTTACAATTCTATTATCAAATCAAAAGCAGTGAACCGTGCTTCAATTGGTACCAGTCGCTATCTTGATCTTGTGGACAACACAGGCAAGTATTCATCAACCAATACATTTTCTAGCGACGGCGGCATCTGGGAAAATAATATTCTTCCTACCACATTGTTTGCATGGACCAATCGCAATGAAATTGCTGACCTTATTACCAACACAATACAACCAACTATTATTGAAGCTACATTTATACAATTTTACTATGCAAACTTTCCAAGGATAACTGTAAACACTGGTGTCACCGCTCTAAGCACTTGGCACCAAAGCACAACATTGGCTAATGAAACCACAGGCTATTTTCAAAACGCAGTGGGTACACCAGTCATGGTTGGAACTTCAAGCAGCACTGCATTCAAATATGTTGCACAAAAAAGTTTGATCAAGTTTGTTCCTCCAGTTATCGATGGACAACCATATTATTTTGACGCTAACAATAGATTGAAACCTGGACTGCCAACAAGACCAGAAGACCATTTGGAAATTTGGGCTAGTCCGCTTGCAATAGTAGGAGATGGCAGCAATGATGGCATTGGTAATTTAACCAATGGTCAAGGTCCTGTAGCACTCAACAATTTTGTGCCTACTGGTGCTGTTGTAGATACTATTATTCCTGTATTTCTCACAGACTTGACTCCCGCTATAAGAGAACAAATAACACAACAAATTTTGTTGTATAGAAATTTTGGTCTTGGCTATGACAATGATGGCACTATTACAGGCACACCAGGAACTTGGTATGTTATTACCAGCACCAATTTGAACGCCGACGCAACATGGAGTCAAACGTATGCGGGCAACACATCGGGGCAAAATTTAGATGCTTCATGGATAATTCAGTTTGTAGCAGTAGACAACAAATACACAATCACATTCCGTGGGCTTGCATATTACTTTGGCTCGGTGCTACAAACAAGATTTTTCTTTTACGGTAACCAAAAAATCTATGACAGCCGCACAGGCACCACCATTAGAGACTTTATTAATGTGTTGGCAGTAAACACCAAACCAGACAGCTCGTCACCACTGCCTGGAGATATTTTCACTACTATCATTGGCCAACCTGTGGAGTCTGACGGCTATGTTGATGACTTCCAGGTGTTAATCAGCTACAGAGATTCAGACTCAGACGGGGTGCCAGACAATCCAGACTTCTTCAATGAGATTGTTGCACCTAATGTTAACCCTAATCTCAAATTGGTGTTCTTGCAACGAACTGTGGACTTTGATAATTTGCAAAGATATTTGTTAGCTGAACCAGGAGTGGTAAATTCAGACTATCCTACCTACGATAATATTGAATTGGTAAAATTTCAGTATTCTCCAGGGCAAGTTTTCTACGCCTATAGCGATGAATTATTTTTTACATTAACAGTTAATACCGCTGGAGTTAGAGTAATAACTCAAGCTGCTGAAGGTGATTGGATTGCCAGAACAGGACGCCAGGCCTTGTACTTCCAGTACCGTCATAACTCGCCACTGACCAATAGAATTGACCCAGGCACCACTAACATCATTGACTTGTATGTAGTCACACAAGCATACTACACTGCCTATCAAAATTGGATCACAGATACCACTGGGACAGTGACAGAACCCAACATGCCCACAATTGATGAACTTGGCACTGAGTATCAAGGACTAAACGAATACAAGATGCTGAGTGACAACATTATTTTGAATTCTGTAGTGTTCAAACCTTTGTTTGGTCCAAAAGCAGCCAAGACATTGCAGGCCACAATCAAAGTTATCCGTGCTCAGAATTCCACAGCCAGCACCAGTGAAATACAAAGTTCTGTGTTGGCTGCAATGAATGAGTACTTTAGCATTGACAAATGGAATTTTGGTGACACATTCTATTTTTCAGAACTGGCAGCATATCTGCACAGATATCTTGGAACCATAATCAGTTCAGTGGTGCTAGTACCACTAGACACACAAAAATACTTTGGCGACATGTACGAAGTAAGAGCAGAACCCAGTGAAATATTTGTCAATGGCGCTACTATTGACAATATTATTGTTATTGATGCATTGACCAGTACCAACTTGCGTACTGCACCTGGTAGCGGAGTAATTTAATGGCACGAGTACGCAGCGTAGATTTTCTTCCTGAAATTTTTCAGACCGATGCCAACAAGCAGTTCTTGGCAGCTACTCTTGATCAGTTGATTCAAGAGCCAAAATTTAAAAAGACTCAAGGCTACATTGGCCGCACAGTAGGTCCTGGTGTAAACCCCAATGACAAATATGTGATTGAGCCTGACAAAACTCGCGCTGACTATCAGCTTGAGCCAGGTGTAATCAGTGTAGACCCTACAGATAACAGCAAGATTGTTGATGCTATTACCTATCCTGGTATAACTGATTCTTTGGTATATCAAGGCAGTCCGTCAACACAACCCAGCCGATTATACACCAGTGACTATTACAGTCTTGATCCGTTTATCAACTTTGATACATTTGTAAACTTTAGCCAATACTATTGGGTTCCAGACGGTCCCGATGTGGTCACTGTGCAATCACCAGGTGTGGCGCTGAGTCAAAATTTCTCTGTGAATAGAGAAAACGGAGTTTACACTTTTTCAGGTGTGACTGGAAATAATCCCACAATAAATTTAGTACGTGGTGGTAACTACACATTCCAAGTAGCACAAAACAACAAAGAAACTGTTAACTACAAAGTCACACGTACCAATGTTACCAGTTTCAACATTGACAACGAACCCAACGCACCTATTGTTTTAACTCGGGGCAACACATACACATTTAACTTGTTTGTGCAAGGTGATTTTCCGTTCTGGATCAAAACTGCTGCCACTACAGGCACAGGCGATGCCTACAACACAGGCGTGACACGCAATGGATCAACAGTTGGTACTGTGACATTTGTTGTGCCGCAAGATGCACCTGACACACTGTATTATTCTTGTCAAACTCAAAGTCTCATGCGTGGAACCATCAGCATCATTGATGCTGAACCTGGTGACGGTCCAGGATTTTGGATTCAAACTGCGCCAGGAGTCAACGGATTAGATCCCATAACTCCAAACATAACTTCTAGATCCATTTACGGTGTTACTGACAACGGCATTGATCTTGGCACAATCAATTTTAATGTGCCACAAAAAACAGCACAAGATTTTTTCTACTATCTTACCAGCATTGGTGCAGTTGATCTTGTTACTGATTTGTTTTTTGAAAATATTGATGGTGCCAGACTAGATCAATTCATAGCCACCTATGGCGGCATTGATGGAATCACTGACCTCAACACACGAACTTTGGTATTTGCTAATAGTGCAGGCGATCCTGCTACTAATTATTACAGCGTATGGCGCATTAGTTATGTTACAGTTGGCGCCTACACCTATCTATCGCTAGGCAGTATTCTAAACATAGACAATTTAGAAAAATGGACCATACGATACGGTACTGAATATTCCAGCACACAATGGTATAAAAATCAAGCAGGGTATATTGTTGAAATGCCAGTGCTTACAGCCAAGCTGGACACTTTGTATTACCAAGATGGCACTGATCCAGAAATATTTGGGATAATCAGACTGATTGAACAAGACAACAGCGGCACAATTTATATTGAAGATATTTTAGGCAAAACCAATTATACCAGTCCAGATGGAATTACATTTACTAACGGACTAAAAGTTCAATTTTTAGGCAGTGTATCACCTTCTAGTTATGCTACTGGGTCAAATGCATTTATTTGCACAAACACCGCAGCGGGTATTAATCTTATTACCACTGAGTCTACACTAGGAATGGCAGTAGGCCAAGAGATTATTTTTTCTAGCACAGCATTTGGTGGAGTTAGCACTGGTGTTACTTACTACGTGCAAACAGTGTTTAGTAGCAGCCAGTTCAAAGTGAGTGCAACTAAAAACGGTCCAGCAGTAACATTGACTTCTGCCAATGGCAGTATGGTTGCTACTACCAGCCAGAATCCACAATACTATGTGAGTGGAGTGGGCACAGCAATTGAACTATTGCCTGTGACAAATTACATTACTCCTGAAGAGTATGCGGCTGCTGATGATATTGATTATCTCACAATCAATAGAGATAGCCCAGATCTAAATGCGTGGAGTCGTAGTAATCGTTGGTTCCATATTGATGTGCTTAACGCCACTGGTGCGTACAACGACACCCCGGTTGTGATAGACAATGACAAAAAAGGCAAGCGGCCAATCATACAGTTCCGCGGCGGTATTAGATTGTACAACATGGGTACAGATGCCAAGCAACCAGTGAATGTGATTGACTTTACTGAAACTGATGCTTTTAGTAATATTGAAGGCAGCACTGGATATTCAGTAAACGATTATACATTTGTCAATGGCAGTCGTGTGATTTTTGCAGCTGACGAAGATCCAAATGTGCGCAGCAAAATTTATGTTGTAAATTTTGTCACTCCAGATACTGTGACACCACTAATTGATCAACCAATTATAAATTTAGTAGAAGCAACAGACGGAGAAATATCAGTCGATCAAACTACCACATGTATCAGTGGATCACAGGTTGGTATTACCTATTGGTATGATGGTGTGGAGTGGTTAGAGGCGCAACAAAAAACTTCAGTGCAACAAGCACCACTGTTTGATATATTTGATGCCGATGGCATAAGTTTGGCCAATACAGTTACATATCCTAGTTCAACATTCACAGGCACAAAGTTGTTTAGTTATGCTACTGGATCAGGCATCACAGATCCAATATTACAACTCACACTCAAATATCTTTCATTGACCAACGTTGGTGATATTGTGTTTGATAACAATTTGTATTCAGACTCATTTGTGTATGTGCGTGATAATGTCAGCACCACAGCGCCAATCAGTTCTGGATTTGTCTATGAATATGCATCAAGAACTGTGTATGATAGACTGATTGGCTGGCAAACTGCTGCGGTTCCAACGCTAATGCGCCAGCAGTTTAAATTTGTCTACAATTTACAACCATTGCAATTGGATGTAGCAGTTCAAACAAACGTTGTGACCACAGTACCTAGTGTAAAAGTGTTTGTGGGATCAATATTTCAGGATCCAGGCACATACACAATAAGCACTACTACCAATACCACAACTATCACATTTAGTACTGTGCATGTGGTAGGAGATGTGATTGAAGTCGAAGTGCTCAGTGATCAGATCAGTCAGGTGGCTTTTTATCAGGTTCCATTGAATCTCAATAACAATCCATTGAATGCCAACAGCCCGAGTTTTACATTGGGCACCTTGCGCACTCACTATAACAGTATCTGTCAAAATTTAACCACATTTAGTGGCTCAATCAATGGTGCCAATAACACTAGAGATCTTGGCAATATTATACCTTATGGTCAAATAATTTTACAACAAAGCGCACCACTCACACTGGCTGGATATTTTATGAGATCTCAGCAGTACAATATTTTTGGTGCGCTAGAATACAACAGCAGAGAATATCAAAAGTACAAAAATCAACTGTTAGAAGCAGTGACCAGACAGACCATACAGTATGAAACTGCGGCGCAAGTGCTTGATACTGTGATTGCTGAAATTACGTTGGGTCGCACCTCAAGCAATCCATTCTACTGGAGCGACATGCTGCCAGCCAGCGCAGTGTTTACAACTACAACTTACGCAGTTAGTTACATCACTACGCAGGTGTTTGACACTGTGCAGTCGTACAATTACACATCTGCCAATTACCTTGGTATGAATGTGTATGTGAATGACGAAATTTTAACTAGAGATTTAGAATATACCGTAGCCACAGATGGTCCACGAATTGAGATTTTAATTACTTTAGCCATTGGAGATGTTGTTACTGTTCAAGAATACAGCGCCACTTATGGTACCTATGTTCCTAACACTCCTAGCAAAATGGGACTGTATCCTGCCTGGCGTCCAGCCGTTATCCCAGTCAAAACCAGTGCAGGCGAACAACTGGTTATACTAGGCCACGACGGTAGTCAAACTCCTATCTTTGGCGACATCCGTGACGAAGTATTGTTGGAATTTGAAACTAGAATTTATAACAACATCAAACTAGATGGCAATCCTGTACCTCTTGATGTTGCAGATGTAATACCTGGACAGTTTAGGGATACTGGGTACAGCTATAGTGAAATCAACACCATACTAGAAACAAACTTGTTGACCTATGTGGGCTGGAACAAGCTGGATTACACTCTACAAAATTACAATGCTGGTAATCCGTTTACCTACAATTACAGTTCTTCGACCAACAAACTCAACGGCGATACATTGTTAGGCGCCTGGCGCGGTATCAATCGTTTTTTCTACGACACTCAGCAGCCTGAATTGACTCCTTGGGAAATGCTTGGTTTTACTGTTCAACCAGATTGGTGGGAAATCACTTATGGTCCTGCACCGTACACATCTGACAACATGAACTTGTGGGACGACCTGGAACTGGGCCTTGTGAGAGATCCAGTAGGAGCTTACACCCTACCCGCTTATGCTAGACCCGGATTGACTTCTGTTCTACCAACTGGCACAGCCGGTGAGTTGTTAGCACCATTGGAGTCAGTGGTAGCTGGCTACAACACACAGTCATTCCAAAAGAGTTGGGCTCCTGGAGATGGCGGCCCTGTTGAAGCATCATGGTGGAACTCAAGTGATTATCCATTTGCAGCCATGCGACTGCTGGCACTCACTCGTCCAGCAAAATTCTTTGCACTATTTGCTGATAGAGACTTATACAAATACAGCACAGAATTTGATCAATATCTCTACAATGAACGATACAGATTAGATGCCAATGGAGTGCAAGTATATGGCGATGGCACCAGCAAAGCCAGTTACATCAACTGGATTGTGGATTACAATCGCATCACAGGCACCGACAGCACTGTGGCATTAGAAAAAGACCTACAAAATTTAGATGTTCGACTGTGTTACAGAATGGCGTCATTCTCAGACAAACAGTATTTGAAATTGTACACTGAAAAGTCCAGTCCAAAATCAACCAATGACAGTTTGCAAATTCCTCCAGAAAGTTATCAACTGCTGGTGTATAAAAATCAACCATTTGACAGATTGATCTACAGTTCAGTCGTGATTCAAGTTGTAGATGGCGGCTGGGCAGTTTTTGGCTACAGCACTGCAAGACCATTTTTTAACACATTGACCAGTATCCCAGTTGGGCAATTCCAAACATACAGTGTGGCCAGTAAAACTATCAAAGCACCTGCCAATTACACAACCAACATCACTCAAATTCCTTACGGATTTGTGTTTACAACTGAATCAGCTGTGGCCAATTTCTTGTTGAGTTATGGAAAGTTTTTAGAATCACAAGGATTTGAATTTACCAATCAAATCAATGGCTATTTGATGACTTGGTCACAAATGGTATACGAATATATGTATTGGAGTCAACAAGGTTGGGGCACCGGCAGTTTGATCAACTTGAATCCATTGGCCACAGGACTTTCAGTTTTTAAAGAACAAGCAGTGGTAGATACTATTACATCACAAACTGCAGAACATGTTATCTTGGATCAGAATCGTAAAGATTTTCCTGTGCGCGATCTTAACATTGTGCGAGTTGACAATAACTTTACCATTCAGCCATTGAACAATCAAAGCCTGAGTTTTATTGACATGCGTTACACCAGCTTTGAAAGCATGATTGTGCTGGATAACGCCAGTTTGTTTGGAGATTTAATTTTTGAACCCGTAACAGGTGCTAGACAAAGCAGACTGTATCTATCTGGCACCACTACTACAGAATGGGATGGTAGTGTAAACGCCCAAGGATTTATTCTAAATCAAAATAACATTCCTGCATGGACTGGATTAAAAACTTATGCCAAAGGTGAAATAGTAACATACAAGGGCGCATACTGGAGTGCAGCCACAATTGTTCAACCCAGCGCCAAGTTCAATTACAATGATTGGAATCAAAGTGATTACACATTTATTGAAGAGGGATTGTTGGCCAACCTTGCAAACAAAGCTGACCAACTCAGCAACAGCTATGACATCAACTCGGCTAACTTAATTGCTGACAATGACTTGTTGAGTTATGGATTGATTGGTTTTAGACCAAGACAATACATGGCAGCACTGAACCTTGATGACGTCAGTCAACTTAACATCTACAGAGAATTCCTTGGAACCAAAGGAACTAAAAATAGCACTGACTTGTTTGGTCAAGCCAAATTTAATAAAGAAGTTGCTGATTACAAAGTTTACGAAAACTGGGCAATACAACGCGGAGTGTACGGTGCCAATGCCAACCGCAGTTTCTTTGACTTACGTTTGAATCGTGCATTGTTATCCAGCAATCCTAGCTTGGTGCAAGTTGTGGTACCAAACGAAGCAAGCACCGCTGATCAACAAATTTTTCTTAGCGATGTATGGAAAAACAGTTTTCCGTTGACCACTACTGCATTGTTGCCAACCACTACCACATTGCCAACAGATATAGCTTTGCCTAATGCTGGTTATGTCAACATCGATGACGCTGATATCACAGTGTTTGACTTAGATGATCCTACAAATCTCAATGCCAATATAGATTCTATCATAGTTGGCACAAGCATTTGGGTGGCTAAAGTAAACAGCTATGATTGGAACATTTATCGTGCTGAATCTGTGCCAGGCACTATTCAGCACGTTTGCGATAATTTGAACGGAACCAGCAGAGTTATATTCAGTGGACAACATGGATTGAGCACTGGCGATCGACTGATCATAAGATTTTTTGACACCGAAGTCAATGGTGTTTACACAGTGTTGAGTGTTCCAAATTTAACCACAGTAAACATTGCATTAGATCTTGCAGGTGATCGCACAGTGGTCAACGGCACAGGCATTGGATTTACACTAAAAACCATGCGTGTGGATCAGGCCAGTGATATATTAGATTTACCTTATGCTCAGCAAATTTTACCTGGGGCAAAAGTTTGGGTAGATGATAACGGGCAAGGCTTGTGGGAAGTATTAGAAAAACAAAATCCATTCACTGATCGAACAGTACTGGCTCCTGTATTATTAGATGCCACAGAACAATACGGAGCATCTGTAGCACAAGCCACAAATCGAGCAGCATTGTTTGTTGGTAGTCCACGTTATGGATTTGGGACAGGTACTGCGACAGGCGGCATCTATCTGTATGTTAAAAATTACAGCGATCAGTACGTGCCAATCAGTCCTATTAGCAATCAAGACACTGTGCTCACATTAAACACCACAGGGCTACGTGGATATGGCAATGCAGTAGATGCTGGCAATCAAACATGGGCCATAGGCGGCGCAAGTGCCAGTTTAGGTCCAGCTCCGGCTGGATCACCAGCCAACAACGGATACGCTGTGGTGTTGTGGCGCGATCCTGCTGCTGGTATAGTTAACAGCAGTCCTTGGATACAATCACAGTTGTTGACCTTACCAGGCACAACTACTACCACAACACCGGGTGCTGGAGAATTTGGCTACAGCGTGGCCATGAGTCTTGACGAACGGTGGTTGTATGTGGGTGCTCCTGGGTTAAACACAGTGTATGCATATGGCCAAGTACAATGGCAAAATCAATTTTTGCAATACAAAGCCAATGGAACCAGCAATACTGCTGACATCAGCAATAACATACAAATTAACAATGCCAACCAGATTGTTGTAACCAAAAACAATGCAGTGCTGGTACTCTCAACAGATTACACAGTTGATGCTGGATTTACCACAGTAACATTTACATCAACTCCGGCAGCCGATGACATTATCAATATTTCGCGACTGTATTTCAAAGCATTTACCGCCAGTGGTGCCACATATTCGTTGTCGCCATACTTGTTTACGTTAACTGACATTTACTCATTCTCGGTCACAGTTGATGGGGTGTTACAACGTCCAAATATTGACTACACTTACTCTGCCGGTACTTTGACATTTTATAATATTCCCAGTGGTGGCGCAGCAATTGGAGTAACATCTCAATACTATTATGAGCTTGCTGGAACACTTACACCAACTGTGGCAGTTGCTGCTGGTGCAAGATTTGGTGCCAGCGTTCAGTGCAGTACTGATGGTCGACAAGTTATAATTGGATGCTCTAGTGCCACAGTTGATGGCTTGCTTGAAGCAGGTTCAGTATATGTGTTTGATAGAAACGTACAAAAATTCATTCGCCAAGATGACAGCTCTAACACTTATACTGTGTTAGGAACAGTGTCAGCTCCGGTTAGTGTGTTAGTCAACAATGCATTCTTAACCAATCAAACAGACAGTATTGTTGGCGCCGACGACACATTCTCGGTGTCGGGCAATAACATTACCATTAACAAAGATTTGTTTGTGGGAGATGTAATTGAAATTGAAATCAATCAGTTTGTTCAACAGCAATTGATCACAGAAAATGTTGTGGCTGAATACACAAACTATGGTCAAAGTTTAGACTTATGCCCATACAACTGTAGTTTGTATGTGGGTGCTCCACAAGATTCCAGCGTGGTTTGGAAAGGTGGCGTAGTTGAACGCAGTGTAAATCAATCACGAAGTTATGGCACAATTACTTCTACTATTGCCAACCCTAGTTTGACTGCTGGCCAAACTTTGCGAGTAAACAACATGGACATTGCTGTACCAGCCAGTCCAAACAACAATATAGCAGGTCTTGCTGCTGCCATCAATGGTGGCGAAGCAGGTACCAATACAGGTGCTCCTAATGCTACAGCAGTAGTTTCTACAGATGGCTATTTGACTATTTTTGTAACCAACACTGATGCTGCGCTTGAAGGTAACAAATTGCAAGTGGCACCTGGGTCTGTTGGTACAGTATTTTCTGCACTTGGGTTTAAAACTTTTGTCTATACACAAACTATTGAAAGCCCACGGCCAGTAGAGTTTGGTCAATTTGGTTACTCAGTGGCCATAAACGATACTGCATTAAATCTAGTGGTTGGATCACCCAAAGGCAGTTTGTATTTGCCAATGGTGTTTGATTACAACACCACAACACAAGAAGCAGGCACCACATTTGATGGCAACTCTACCACATTCTTTAGCCCTGTTGTACAATCTGGCGTGGTCTACACATATGACTATTTGCCTAGCAACAGTCTCAGTGTAGCCAACCCAGGCAAGTTTATATTTGGTCAACAAGTGGAAACTGATTCAGTGACTTATTTGGACCAATTTGGTTATGCAGTGAGTTATAACTCTGGAGTGCTGGTTGCAACAGCGCCAGGTGAAGATTTTGAAGATAGCACATTCAGCGAATACGGTGCTGCCTACTTGTTTGAAAATCCCACAAGACGTCTTGCATGGGAACCAATTGCCATTCAGCAGCCAGTGGTTGATATCAAGTTATTAACCAGTGTGTACATGTATGACAGAATCTCTTCTGCCAAGAGTCAATTCTTTGACTTCTTTGACCCACTGCAAGGAAAAGTATTAGGTGCTGCTCAAGAAAATATTGATTTTATCAGTGCTGTTGATCCTGCATCTTATAATGTTGGTCCAATTAACAACCGCGGCAACACCTGGAATGTCACAAATCTTGGTGAAGTTTGGTGGGATATCAGTACTGTGAGATTTATTAACCCTAACCAAGACAATCCAACTTACGCCAGTCGTCGATGGGGGCAAGTGTTCCCAGGTAGCAGTGTTGATGTGTATCAATGGATTTCTAGTACAGTACCACCTGCAAATTACACTGGAGTTGGTGTTCCATACAGCACTACCAGCTATGTGGTAAGCACTCGGTTGAATCAATCTGGAACATTTGTAACTGAATATTACTTTTGGGTACGTGGCATAACTGAAACTGCATCACAGTCGGGTAAAACTCTTAGTGTGGCCACAGTGGCATCTTACATTCAAGAGCCCAAAGCCAGTGGTATTAGTTATATTGCACCAATCAATTCTAGTACCATTGCAATATACAATGGCCTTGATTACATTGTAGCGTTTGACACTATTCTCAGTATTGAGTTTGATCAAACATTAACTGATGCAAATGTGCATACCGAGTATGAGTTGATTGCGCAAGGTGAAGAAGATGCATTCTTAACTGATAACTTGTATCGCAAACTACAAGACAGTTTTTGTGGAGTAGACACAGCTGGTAACAAAGTACCTGATCCAAATTTAAATTATGCTCAACAATATGGTGTGCAATTCCGTCCGCGTCAAAGTATGTTTGTGGATCGCTTCTTGGCACTAAAAAATTATATCCAACGTGCAAACGATGTGTTTTCTTTGTATCCTATAACAGAAAGCAGAAGTTTTGTTTTGCTTAATAGTGCAGAGCCAGAACCCACTTTGGCCAGTGGTGAGTGGGATTTGCGTGTGGCTAACTTGGAAATTTTGGGATTTCAAAATATCTATGCTGTACCATTAGGTTACAAATACCTTGTGGTCACTAACAGTTTGAATCGTGGCTTATGGACGATCAATGAAGTGCAAGCCACTATTACTGATCCGTCAGTAAGAGAGTTGGTGTTGAGTCGAGTGCAAAATTATGACACACGTCAATACTGGAGTTATGTAAACTGGTATAAACCAGGATACAATTCTAGTTCAACTGTTGTGGCAGAAGTTCCAAACTATGCCACACTAGCTACTCTTAGTGTGCCTATTGGATCTAGCGTTAAAGTAACTGCTAATGCACAAGGTAAATTTGAAATTTACCTGCGCACTGACACTGGGTGGGATCGCGTAGCACTTGAGGATGGTACTATTGAAATTTCTGCTGAAATTTATAACTATGCCTTGGGCAGATTTGGATTTGATGTTGAAGTGTTTGATGCACAGTACTACGATCAAGAACCAATAATTGAAACTCGTAAAATTATTCAAGCCATTAATGAAGAATTGTTTGTTGACGAGCTAAAAATTGAACGTAATAAATCTCTTACGTTGATGTTTAACTTTATTCTGAGTGAACTGCTGGCACCGGAATGGTTGATCAAAACCAGTTTGATTGATGTACAGCACAAAGTTAGAGATCTAGTACCATATCAAAATTACATTCGCGACAACCAAGACTTTGTGAGTGAGTACCTTCAAGAAGTCAAGCCGTATCATGTGCAAGTTCGAGCATTCAACTTGACTTATGATGGCGCTGATGACTATATGGGTAGTTTGACTGACTTTGATGTTCCAGCCTATTACAACACAGATTTAACCATACCACAATATGTAAGTCCAATTCTATTGCCTTACCAACATGCTACAGCTCAGGCGTTTAACACGCTTAGTGATACTGCACCTAACAGCACACTCTGGGCAGATTGGCCATACAGTCAATGGTTTGGCAATTATTTGCTACAAGTAGCATCAATTACTGTAACTGATCAAGGTACAGGATACACTATTGCACCGACCGTGGCAATTGTGCCTGCTGATGGAGACACTGGATCGGGTGCAGAGGCTGTTGCAGTGCTTAATTCTTTAGGCAATGTAGTATCTATAACAGTAACTAATCCAGGTTCAGGATATCGATCAACTCCAACTGTGGTATTCAGTGGTGGCAATGGCACAAGCGCCACTGCTTATCCTGTGATGTCTGGCTTGGGAAATGCCACCAATCAGGCAACCGGCAACTCAGAATTTTACAATTTAGTTCGTAATTTTAAAACAGTTATCAAATATGACCGGTATCAATATCAAACATCTATATTGACTTGGAGTTCTGACGGCACATATGAAAACGGCACATTGGTTAGATATGATAACCGAGTATGGCAAGCTGACAGCACTGATGGCAGTACCGCAGTGGTCGGTCCAGAATTCAATCTTGAAGATTGGATTCTAGTAGATGCAGCCACTCTCAGTGGTGTAAATCGTACCATGGGCTTTTATGTTCCAGGTGTAAACGAACTTGGCTTAGATTTGCAGTTATTGGTTGATGGCACCAGCTATCCCGGAGTACAAGTGTGGGGCGATTATTTCTTGGGCAGTGCGCCGGCAAGTCCTACTTTGGTATGTACCGCTACTGATGCAACAACTAACGAAATTACATGTGTTCAAACAGTGCGATTGTCACTCAATGATCCAATTAGATTTTACGGTACAGTGTTTGGAGGAATTGTAGCAGGCACAGTTTACTATGTCAACAGTATTGTTGATTCCACACATTTTACAGTTGCTCTGTCTCCAGATGGATTAACAGTTAGTTTGACCACTGCTACTGGTACTATGGTTGCAGATGTGCCAGAACCCTTAGATGCTACCTATGCCAGCAGTTTCACTGATCAATATCTTGGCCTGCGCCCAACAGATATCAATGTTGACGGCGGCGAGTTTATTGGTTCTTACGAAGGACATGCTCCAGAAGAGTTGGTTAACGGATCTGAGTATGACACACTAGATTTCCGTGTGTATACTCGTCCAGGTGCAGACTGGCTTAATCGCGGACATGGATTTTCAATTGGATCTTACAATTATGTCTATCAAGATTCTGCATTGAGATGGGATGACCTGGTGCAAAATCCTGTAAACATAGAAGTATCCAATGTTACTACAGATAGTGATCTCTCACCAGATGTAGACTATGTTGTGGACTGGGAAAATCAAACTATCTCAGCTATCACAGGTGGTGGCATTGCTACAGGTGATGTGATCAATATTGCTGCTTACGAAATGGGTGGCGGCAATCAATTGTTCCGTGGCAACTATAGCGGGTCAAATGTTAATGATTCTGTTGTGATTCCTGTAAAGGCAGACGAAATTTACGAACTGGTATTGTTTGTAAATGGCGAAAATGTGTCAGGGGCTACTTGGACTCCATACGCTAATAGCACACCATGGACTTACGAAAATTCGTATGCAGCACAAACTGTTGTTGAAGACAATAACTTGTACTACCGAGCGTTACAAGTAGTTCCGCCAGGAATTTTGATAGATGATCCACTGTACTGGGTAGCATTTGTTCCAGCAACAAAATCTATAGTAACATTTCCATACCCAATAGCCAGTGTAAAATATGCAACCACAGAAGCTTTGCCTGCTCCGTATGGCTATGTGTACAACAATGGAGTAAACGGAGTTGGCGCAACCTTAACAAACGCCAACATTTACGATTACTATTCTGTATTGACTATTGACGGTGTTACTCCATCAGTAGGAGATCGTATACTTGTTAAAAATGAAGTTGGCGCATATACCAATGATACTACTCAGAGTGCAACATTTAATGGAATATACACTGTTACTAGAGTTGGCAATAGTTTTGTTTCTTGGATATTGACTAGAGCAACAGATTTTGTAAACCCTCAGGACATTCCTAGTGCAGTCACTTTGGTTACATCAGGATCAACCAATGCCGATACAAGATGGGTGTGTGCATCAAATCCATCTATTTCTGTTGGAACCACAGAGATCAATTGGATTCCTTTTATAGGTAGTGCATCACCATATGGTGCAGGAGATGGTATTTCTATTACTGCAATGGGCATTGAAGATCCGCAATACAGTTGGAGCACAGCAACCACACAATATCGCACAGTTACACTGTCTGACACGTTGACCAACAGCATCAATCTTGAAAATAGCATGCAAGGTACCAATGTAGCCAATCTTGTGGTCACGTTGAATGGCAAACGTTTGCAACCGCCCGAAGGTATTGAATGGACTGGCGATGGCACCAGTAGCAGTTTTGGACTGCCACAACGCGGCGGCGGCTATCCACAATCTGAAATTAATGCATACACTGACATTCAAGTATGGTTAGATAATGTATTACAGGTGCAAAACTATGGTTCAGTTGTTGGAGACTATTACGTGACCAACTACGATGGTAGCAATACTCCAGGTCGCCAGGTCATATTTTTTACACCACCTGCAGATGGGGCACAAATTTTAATATCAGTCAGCACCATTGCACAATATTCAGTGGCCACCGGAACAACAAACAGATTGTTAATTACGCCATTGATGAATCAAGGTGATCATCTTGCTATTACCAGTTGGAATGATACATCACAACAAGACATATTGACTTTGGTGTTTGTTGGCCCAGTCACTACAGGACTAACACTGGTTGAACCATACGATAGCACTGGATATAGTTTTCCTGATGCATCCCCTGTGAATGATACTCCAGGAAGTTATGATTTCAGCCTTGGTGTAGCCATTCCAGACAACGACTTTAATCTTGGCCGAGAAGGGTTACTTGCTGATAGACTGTGGGTCACACTTGATGGCAACAGACTGTATGCTGGTGTAGATTATGCTGTTCAAGGACAATATTTAATCTTAGGCTCAGGAGTTATTGGATCTGCACAGGTATTGGCAGTAACAGAATTTACTCAAAGTATTGTGCCAGATGCCATGGCATTTAGATTGTTCCAAGACATGCGTGGAGTTCAAACTACATTCCGCATTACGGCTTCAACAACTACCACTGTGACGCAAACAGTTTCTGCCACTGCTGACACAATCTACGTCACTGATGCTGCGGCACTTAGCGAACCCAATTTGAGTGCTGGTATTTTTGGTGTGGCCACAATTAATGGTGAACGTATCTTGTATCGTGAACGAAATCTTGCTGCAAATTCAATCAGTGGATTACAACGTGGTACTGCTGGTACTGCCGCAGCCACACACGCTGTGGGTGCTGAAGTGTATGACATGGGCATTGGTAATAGACAACCACAAGAAGATCAAAACTACATTGTGAGTGATACCAGTACAGGTGACGGGTCTACCACAATATTCTATGCGCCAACTATTGAATTTGATTTAGGCGACAGCTCTTTTGAGATTGATAGTATTGAAGTGTACGTTGGTGGTAATCGTGCTAGAAATGGCTACTATGCTGGACAGTTTGTGATTGGGCAAACGTATACAATTGCCAGCATTGGAAACACCAACTGGTATGCTATTGGGTTACCAAGCGATGTTTTCCCAGCGCCCGGTGTAGTGTTTACAGCCACAGGTGCCGGCACAGGCACAGGTGTAGCAGGCAATAGTTTGGCAAGTAATTATTACAAAGAAAGTGACTATGATCCACTAGCGATACAGTTCCTTACAGCCAGTGATTTGCCAGCGCCGGGTGCAGGTGTTGATGTGGTTATTTTGCAGCGCAGAGGTGTAACTTGGTATGCTCCAGGAACTAGCACTCCTAGCAACGGTCAGCCATTGCAACTCACTGACACAAATGCCGCAAGGTTCTTACGTGGATTATAACAAGGTAAATAAAAGATCATGTCAACTACTATGCCAAAACAGCCAGTAACTGCAAATTCTGAGCAAACTCAGCCCAAGCGTCCCAACGAGCAAGGATCGTTTTCCGTAGAAGCTCACGTGCGTATTTTTGACCCAAAAACACGCGAAGTTTATGTGGAGAAACGAGCATGATGATTACCCCAGGTTTAGCCCAAATTCAGGGATTTTTAAAAGTTTACGATCCCAACAATGGTGAAGTATTTGTAGACAAGAAAAACGCAATTCACTACGAAAACATATCAATTGCTATGGCTCAAGCTCTAAGCAATAGATTGGACGCAAATGGGGCAAGGTTGGGAGTTATCTATTCTATGGCATTTGGTAATGGTGGCAGCTCGGTAGACCCTACTGGTGTGATTACATATTTGCCCCCAAACACTGTGGGGCAAAATGCAGGGTTATACAATGAAACGTATGCAAAAGTTGTGGATGATAATTCAGCAGCTGACACTGATCCTGAAACCAATTACATGACAGTGCTACATACATCTGGCACTGTGTACACAGATATTTTAGTAACCTGCTTGTTGGACTACGGCGAGCCGCCAACTCAGCAAGCATTTGATAATTCGACTAATTTTAACGGTGAATATGTGTTTGACGAACTGGGATTAAAATCTTGGAACGGTAGTTCAACTGACTTACGATTGATCACTCATGTGATTTTCCATCCAGTACAAAAAAGTTTGAATCGTCAAATTCAAATTGATTATACTATACGTATACAGACACTGAGCAACATAAATGCCGTATAAATATAGAAAAATATAGGAACAAGGCGATAACCCATGGCATATACAATTAATCTAACAAACGGCACCACGTTTGCTACCATAACAGATGGTACTGTAAATCAGGCCAGTTCGATGACTTTGGTTGGCAAAAACTACGCTGGATACGGCCAGTTTTTAGATGACAACTTTATCCACCTGTTGGAAAACAGTGCTAATTCTACAGCACCTACTGCACCACTCACTGGGCAATTATGGTGGGATAGCACTAATACTTTGTTAAAAGTATATACAGGTGTGACTTGGACTGTAGTTGGTGGCGCTACAGCGTCAGCATCGGCACCTTCCCCAGTTGTGCAAGGCGATTTGTGGTATGACAATGTTAATCAACAGCTCAAAGTTTGCTCAGTAGCAGGTGCGCCAGGAACATTTATTGTGGTTGGCCCTGCTTACTCTAGTGCTCAAGGTACCTCAGGCGCTGTGCCAATTACCATCAGCGATGGATCTACAGGCTATATTGTAACAGGACTATATGCTAACAACAACTTGGTTGGCATTATTAGCGGTGCGTCTGACTTTGTGCCAGCTGGCAACAGTTCTAGTTATATCACAGCATTTCCTAAAATTTACAAAGGCTTTACAGTTTGGAACACTGGCAACAACAGCGGCAACATTAGTAATCCAGGTAACATTACTATGGCTGTGGCTGGCAGTGTGATTGAAACAGTAGCCAGCACAGGCGTTTTTGTTACTGGATTGATCAGCGCCACCGGCAACGTTACTGCTGCCAACTTTGTTGGCAATGTGATTCCACCAGCTGGCGGATCAGTCAGTACTACAGGTAATATCACAGGCGGAAATCTGTTGACCAGTGGAATAATGTCTGCTACTGGTAACGCTACTGGTGGCAATTTAATTACTAGCGGTCTAGCCACAGTTACCGGCAATATCACAGGTGGCAATGTTAATGCAGGTATTGTTTCAGCATCTGGCAACGTACAAGGTGGTAATTTACGCACTGCTGGATTGATCTCTGCCACAGGCAATATCACCGGCGGCAATGTGTTGTTTGGTTCAGGTATTGTGAGCGGTACTGGAAACGTAATTGGCGGCAATGTGTTGTTTGGTTCAGGTATTGTGAGCGGCGTAGGAAACATTGCTGGTGGATACATTTTTGGCAATGGCAGTCAACTTACTGGTGTTAGCGCCGCAGTTTCTGTGTCTAAAATTGAAAACGGTTTATCTGTGGCAAACATTGGGACAAGTGGAGGCAACTTGGCTATTACCATTGGTAGCACTTCCAACGTAATGGTTGTGGCCACTACTGGTATTATTGTTACCGGACTGAGCACCCCAAGCATTGAGAAAACCGGGTCAAACGCTGTGGGAAATATTGGTTCAGCCAGCAGTTATTTTAACAGATTGTTTGCTACCGCTACCACAGCCTTGTACGCTGACGTTGCAGAACGTTTTGCAGCTGACGAAGAACTAGCCCCAGGCACAGTGGTTGAACTAGGCGGCTCTGCGGAAATTACCAGATCCAAACAAGATTTAAGTGAAAATGTGTTCGGCGTTATAAGTACTAATGCAGCTTACCTAATGAATGGTGGCGCTGGAGAAGACAACACGCATCCACCAGTTGCAATGACTGGCCGTGTTCCAGTGCAAGTAGTTGGCGTAGTGCGCAAAGGTGACAGATTGGTATCAGCAGGCAACGGTGTTGCTAGAGCTGCTCAACCTGGTGAAGCCACAGCATTTAATGTAATTGGACGAGCACTGGTTGACAAACTCACCCCTGGTCCAGGTACAATAGAAGCAATTGTAACTATAAAGTAATCGGAACTAACAATGACATATTCAAGTGGCGGATTAATTCAAGCAACAGACTTTAACGGGTTTGTGAGCACTGGATCTCCAAATATTAATAATATTTGGAGCACAGGATCAACCGACAGCGGCTGGGGGCAAACTGCCCTAAGTACAGTAAGTATTGGCGGCACTGTGACTGCTACAAACTGGGCCAGTTTGGTCAATACACTTGCTAGTATGGGCAGCCAAACAGGCACAACTATTACTTCTCGATCTGCTCCTACCGCAGGACAAACTATTAGTGTGTTGGCGGCTGTGGCCACCGACATTTCAAGTTGCAATACCAATCGCGCCAATGCCGCTGCTGTTGGCTCAACCAGTACCACTTGGACTGGCGCAGCCGCCAAAACTACTACGACTGGCACAGGCACTGCCGCCTGGACTATCACTTGGACTCAGACAATAACTTTCCCATCGGCCGATCAAGCTAGATATTTTTACAATGCAGGCGGCAGAGTTTATTTGACCATGAACAAATCATCTACTGGTCTAGATAGCGACGCAGACTGGAACACATTCATTGGCAAAGTAGGCACAATAAGTGTTACTGGTATTGCTGGATCCAAAACCCTAGCTGGCGTTGCGTATACAGGAACCACAAGAACAGGTGGCACAGGTGGTACTCAAACTACACTATCCACAGCCACAGGTTGGTATGCGTTGACTGCTGGTGCTGCTGCAACTACCATATTCCAGTTGAATGATGACTTATCGGTCTATACTGGTGACACAGTCATTGTAACTGCTGCAAAAAATGCCGGCGCAACCACACTGACTTTAACTACAACATGGAACAGTACTGCTAGAGCAGGCGCAGGCCAAAACACTCAAATTTCAGGTGGTACCGATACTACTTCACCGTTCTCGTCATACGGAACAGCACCCACAGTGCTTTGCCGATTTGTTCCACCATCAACAACTTATCTAACCAATAGCTGGGGCACACCCACTGTGGCAAGCTCAGTAGCTTAACCTAAAGGGGCTGCTGCCCCTTTACTTTTTCTTGTATATCCTGTACAATCGTAACATGAACACTGACGATTTAATTTCGCACAGCCGTGCTCGCTTTGATCACGTGGCTGCCAAACGCATACTCCGAGAGAAGTACGAAGCCCGAATGATATTTGCACATGCAGGAGGTATGTGGCGTGCCGGACCTGAACTCATAATTATCCTGGCCACTGTGCCTCCAGGTGATGCAGTGCTATTGGATTTGTATGAAACTCCTGTACAAGTACGGTCAGAAGAACTGCGCGGCTTGGCCATAACTCGCTGGCAAGAGCAAATGAATGCTTGGTTGATAGAACACAACGAACTCAGCACCAAACGATGACTACCGGCGCACTAATCTTTGCTTTTGATACCAAACACACACGCTATCTTGACATGGCAGCCTTCTGTGCTGAACGTGTTAAACAGTTTCTCGACATTCCGGTAGCAGTGGTCACAAACAATCCTGCTGCCAGCGATGAATCTGTGTTTAATCAAGTGATATATGCTGATCCACTAGGTGAAAACTCACGCTGGTTTGGTGATATACAAGATCATGTACCTTGGCACAACAGCAATCGAGTAGATGCATACAATTTGTCGCCCTGGGATCAAACTCTAGTGTTAGACGCTGACTTTGTGGTCAATAGTGAAGATTTAAAAGCGGTTCTCGACAGCTCACAAGAGTTTATGTGCTTTCGATCGGCATTCAATCTTGCTAGACCAGAGGAAGAATTTTTGAACACTTTTGGCACATACCGGTTTCCCATGTACTGGGCCACTGTGATGATGTTTCGCCGATCAAATACAGCACAGTACATATTTGATGCCATGCAGATGATTCGTGAGAACTGGACACACTACAGAGATCTCTATCACATTGCACAGCCCACATACAGAAATGACTATGCACTCAGTATAGCACTGGGTATTGTGAGTGGGCAAACACTAAAAGTAGATGCAATACCTTGGGGCATGCCCAGTGTGGTACCCGAAAACAAACTAACGTTTGATAATGAAACGTTCTGGAATATTGAGTATCAAGATGCACAAGGCAAATGTAAAACAGTCTCAATTGTTGGACTGGACTTTCATGCCATGGGCAAAAGAGATTTAGGAGTAATAGTTGAAACCCATAGAAGAACAAGGCTATGTGATACTAGCCTTGAACACGCCCCAAGTTGACTACTTGGATTGTGCTAGAACACTGACAAAAACAATTAAACAGTGGAATCCTCACGCCAGTGTTTGTTTGATCACGGACAAGACTCATGCCAACGACCCACTGTACAATCACTATCGTGTGATTGACAATGTTGACCGCGATAACTTGTATGCAAACGACTGGCAAGTGTTTTTTAATTCGCCATATCGTGAAACCATCAAGCTAGAAGCAGACATGATGATTGCCAGTTCAATTGATCACTGGTGGACTATGTTTAGACACAGAAACGTTGTGATTAGCACAGGCTGTAGAAACTGGCGCGATGAAGTTAGTACAGCAAGACACTATCGCAAGGTGTTTGATGCTAACCACTTATCAGATGTGTACAACGCTATTACCTATTGGCGGCTGAGTGAAACAGCACGTGACTTTTTTGTGTTAGTGCGTGACATATTTGCCAACTGGACAGAGTTTAAAAAGTTGATTAAATTTCCCGAAGATGTGCCCAGCACTGATCTTGTGTATGCAATGGCAGCAGACATAATTGGTAGAGAACTAGTGACCATGCCATTTGCAACATACCCACGGATTGTGCATATGAAACAAGCACATGCTGGTACAAAGACACAGCAATGGACCAACGAACTGGTGTGGGAAATGGATCCCATGCGTATACAGACTCAAGCACAATGGGGTGCGTTCCACTATCATGCAAAGGACTGGCGTCATGACACCTGAAGAGTTTTGGAATATTTTACATTCTGCGCCCGAGCCGTTACCAGTATTCTATCGCTTGTATTACAATGATGCAGGCGAACCTGTTTGTTACAGCATGGAACACCTGCTAGGTAATTACATTGACATTGACGCTGAAACATTTGGCCTAGCACCTGCCAACGTGCGTGTGGTAGACCGCAAGCTCAAATACATTACTGTACGCACATCAGACAAACTTGTGCCCGGCAACACAGGTACACCATGCCACCCGCAAAATGTTGCGGTCGTAGTCACTCAACACGGAACACATTGGAGCAAACAAACACATGGCCTTGAATCAAATTGACATAGCAGACCTAGACTGCATATACTTGACGTATGATGAACCACAACGAGAAGAATTTTGGATCAAGATTAGGAATATGGTGCCTTGGGCACGAAGGGTGGACGGTGTTCTGGGGAGCGATGCGGCTCACAAAGCGGCAGCCCAAGCGAGTGGTACGGATAGATTCATTCTCATCGATGGCGACAATCTCCCCGATCCGGCGTTCTTTAATCAAACACTTGTTTTTCCTAGCAAAGAATATGAGAGTGCTGTGTTCCGGTGGCGGGCACGTAACCATATCAATGGACTGATGTATGGCAATGGTGGCCTGAGTTCATGGACCAAGGAACATGTGCAGAACATGCGTACACACGAAGCCACAGACGGCACAGCAGAAACACAAGTGGAATTTTGTTTTGATCCCTTATACTGGCCCATGTATGACTGCTATTCAACCACATACCCTAATCAATCCCCATTCCATGCGTGGCGTGCAGGCTTTCGTGAAGGCGTTAAAATGTGCTTGGATCGTGGACGCAAGCCTACTACAGCAGAGTTCCAGGACCGAGTGCATCAACGCAACTTGGATCATCTAACCATTTGGCACAATGTGGGTGCTGATGTGGAACACGGCTATTGGGCCATGGCTGGCGCACGCCAAGGCACGTATATGACCATGCTTACTGCCTGGGATCATACTCTAGTGCAGAACTTTGAAGCCTTGGCTGAACTGTGGCGAACAGTTGAAACTTCGGAGCCTAGACTGCTTGCTGGACGACTGGCAGAAGAATTACACACACAATTGGGCTTGCCCATGATTGTGATGGAAGCAGAACAAAGTGAATTCTTCAAGAAGCACTACAGATCTAATTGGCACAATTGTGGCATTATGACACGTGAAATTGATGTTATTAGGCAGCAAGAAGGTTGGTAATGGAAAAGAAACTGTTGTTAGATGGATGCAGTTTTACATATGGCCTTGGCTTGAAAAAAGAAGAAACCTTAGAACAGCACTTCATTGAAAATGGTTATCAAGTGTTGAATTTATCTCGACCGGGCAAAAGCAATCATGCCATTGCGTTAGATGTTTATAATCACATTGATGAAGTTGATGTTGTTGTAGTGGGCTGGACATACAGCTCACGCTGGCATTTAAAATATCACGGCGACAACATTGATTTGTTAGCCACACGACTGCAAATAGAATTACCTTACACCATTGATAGTGGTGCAATTGAGCAAAGCTATCAAGACCTGCATCGATCGTTGTATAGTTTGTTTGATTCAACACATTGGGATCAGACCAGCGACATGCTAGTAGATACCACACATGCATTGGCACAGCAAAAATCAACTGTTTTTTTCAGTTGGGAGCCAAGAGATACACAATGTTCTTTATATTATCCCCATATACCAGTATCGCTTCGTTTGCCTTGCGGGCATCTCAATGCTGATGGAACCACATACTTGTTTGACAACTTAACTGCAAAATTAACCCAATGACCAAAGGCGATCAAAGCAAATTTATGAGCTCTGCAGAGCAGATGAAACAGGATCTAGGACCTGCACTATGCCTTGCCAAATGGAAACAGGTCAGTTTGCACTTGCCCACAGGACTCAATAACTCCTGTTACCATCCGCCACTGCACAAGATACCTGTAGAAAATCTTGCCACAGACCCAGGATCCTTGCACAACACGCCGCACAAGAAAGCGCAACGTGTACTGATGTTACGGAACGAAAAGCCCTCTGAGTGTCAGTATTGTTGGAATATGGAAGCGGAAAACAAACTGAGTGACAGACACTATCGTTCAGGCGAGCCGTGGGCGGCTGTGGACTTTGAACGCATAAAGAATTCAACAGGAGAAGAAAATGACGTTATCCCTAGCTACGTTGAGGTTAATTTTAATAATGTGTGTAATCTCATGTGCAGTTATTGTAGTCCGCAATTCTCTAGCAGCTGGCAACAAGAAGTGGATCGATCAGGCGGCTACCCTACTGCTCGTGTTCACAATGATCCTGGGCATTTTGTTGGAGATCGCAGGGTACTTCCGGCTAGAGAGCATAACCCTTATGTAGATGCATTCTGGGCGTGGTGGCCCACACTGTATCCAGAACTCATACACTTCCGCATGACTGGCGGCGAGCCTTTACTGGACAAGAATACCTACAGAGTGTTTGATCATGTATTAGCTAACCCCAGCCCCAAACTGCATTTAAATGTTACATCAAACTTTTCAGTAGATGAAAAGTCATGGCAGAAGTATCTCGGCTATGTAAAACAACTGTGTGACGGCCGCATAGAACACTTCATGCAGTATGTGAGTCTAGACGGCTGGGGCTCTCAAGCAGAATACATGCGTCACGGCATGGACTTTGATTTGTTATGGGATAGAGTAAATCAATTCCTAACTGAAGTGCCTAGTTACAATAGCTTAACATTTATTGTTACTATGAACAACTTGAGTGTGACCAGCTTGGAAAACTTGTTTGCTGGCATCTTGGGCCTGCGTAACACATACTCTAAGACCTATCAGCGTGTGTGGTTTGATACACCTGTGTTACGCGAACCTGCTTGGCAGAGCTTGCAGATTCTGCCCGAAGCCTATGCTGATCGGCTGGACCACTTGTGGGCTTGGATGATACGCCAAAGCGAAACACCCGACGATCCATTTCACGGATTTAAAGACTACGAAATAGCACGTTTAGATAGAGACATTGCGTGGATGCGAGCAGGCCAAAGTCAAGATCATTCCCAAGCAAAGGCAGACTTTTATAGATTCTTTCAAGAACACGACCGCCGCAGAGGCACTGACTTTCTAAAGACCTTTCCTGAAATGAAATCTTGGTGGGCAGAATGTGAATATTGGAGTCACCGTTAATGTTTTATCTTGACGCTTGCACTGAGCTCACTGAGTTCTTGCACCCTTATGCTGATGAACTGTATTATGAATTTGAAAAACTTCCAGTGGTGCCCGGAGCCACTTATTTGATAGGCCGCGAGCAACTGCGGCTCAATGGGCATCGCGTGAGAAGCATGTGCGAGCAATGCCAAATTATATTTGCCAATCCTGCAGAAGGTTCAGAAACTTTGTTATGGCATTTAAGAAAATATGGCATTGAAGATCTAGTGCTGGATGGCCGAGTTCAACTGATAGGTGGTGGCCGCATGCCTCCCGAATACAATTGCATGCTGTTTGAACATTTTCTAACTCAACCGTTTAGATATGAAGAAAATAAAGAAGCCTGTAAACGCACACCTGAAATCTTTTCTAAAACTGCTAAACCCTATTCTTTTTTGTGCCTAAATGGTCGCGGTCGCCCACATAGATGTGCTATACTAAACCAGCTGGAGCAATTGGGCCTACTTGATGGTGCTCTTTGGACCAACCTTGATGATTATCTAAGGCCAATTCGACTGTTACCTTCCTATTATGAAGTTGATAGATATCACGGCACTACTGTAGAAACAGGTTATGTAAAAGCACAATTATTCAATAACGAATGGGGAGAAATTTACATTAAACCTGAACCATATATTGACACTTATTTTTCAGTAGTTACAGAAACTGTTTATAACTATCCTTGGAGTTTGTTTTCAGAAAAAATGTGCAAACCACTTGCTATTGGACACCCGTTTATTGCAGTGGCCAATTACGGATTCTATCGTGATCTTCGTGACCTTGGATTTCAAACGTTTCACAGTTTGATTGATGAAACATTTGATCAGTTAGATAACAACCAGGATCGTATGGATCGTGTGATAAACTCTATTAAAGACTTGTGCAGTCAAGATCTTGGGGCTTTTATCCAGGCCGCAGAACCCATTTGTAAATACAATCAACAGCATCTTCAAGAGTTTGCTCAACAGCACATGGACGAGTTGCCTGCAAGATTCTTTCAATTTATCAACTCATCCACATGAACGATTTAGATTTTAAACACACAGTACTAGACAATCTCTCAGCCAGTTTTTGTGCAGCAAAATGGTATAACGCAACCATCTGGTTAGGAAGTGGACAGACCACAAGCTGTCATCACCCGCCAGCCCATTTGATCGACAGTGATAAAGTCAGCATCAACCCTCGGCTATTGCACAATACTGATCAAAAGAAAGAAGATCGTCGCAAGATGATCAACGGGGAGCGTCCCCCTGGCTGCGAGTATTGTTGGAAAATTGAAGACATGGGCCGCGATGCCATTTCAGACCGTGTGTATAAATCACGGATATATCCTATAGAGGCATTAGATGAAGCTAGAAATACACCATATACCAAAGACGTCAACCTCCGTACACTTGAGATCGCTTTTGATCGTACTTGTCAGTTTGCTTGTAGTTATTGCAATCCCGCTTTTAGCAGTACTTGGGTACGCGATATCAAACGGAATGGACCATATACCCAATTGGTATCCGATGGTAGGAACCATTTTACTCACGCCCATGATAGCGCACAATTATATGAGTATGGAGAAAGCAATCCATACATTGATGCATTTTTTAAGTGGTGGGAATCGGATCTACATCGAACCCTGCAAGAGCTCAGAATCACCGGTGGTGAGCCCCTCATGTCAGGACATACTTGGAAGCTCATTGACTGGTTTAAAACAAATTCGGGTAAGAGTTCAACACGCCTGGCTATCAATAGCAACTTAGGCACAGACGTCGACATTGACCGCTTGCTGTCCAGCACAAAAGGCATGGCAATTGACATATACACTTCAAACGAAGCTGTAGGCACTCAAGCAGAATACATACGCGATGGCTTGGTCTGGGCGGACTGGATGCACAATGTAGAACGCTTGTTAAGTTCCAAGCAGTTCCGCGGCATACATGTGATGTGTACCATTAATGCACTGTGCTTGGATAGCCTAGATCAATTGCTAGACCGCATAGTGAAATGGAAGCTGGAGTATGGACGTGATGCTATATCATTTACATTAAACATATTGCGCTTTCCATCATTTCAATCGCCATTGGTGCTGCCTGATAATATACGCACTCGCTATAGAGATCGATTGGCTAACTTCATGGTGCGACACAAAGGTTATTCTTACTTGCACGAACACGAAATCAATCATCTACAAAGATTAATTGATTATTTAGACGTAGTGAAAACTCCGCACTCAGACGCATTTGATCGGCCCAAGCTGTTGAATGATTTTAAACAGTTCTTCTCACAGTACGACCAGCGCCGTGACAAAGTCTTTGTCACAGCATTTCCCGAATTAAAAGAATGGTACGATGAGCTATAATTACAACTCAACTGATCTAGTAAGACCCACAGAATTAACAGAACGTGAAGAATTCTTATTAAAAGAGTCTAAGACATTTTGCATTTATCCGTGGATACACTTGCATGCTTATCCCACAGGCGAAGCATATCCCTGCTGTCACGCTGAAATGAAGCCCGGAGTGGTGGGTAATTGCCGCACAAATACCTTAGAAGAAATATGGACAGGCAAGCCCATGCAGCGACTACGTGCAGATATGTTGAACGAAACCCCACATGCTGCTTGCACACGCTGTTATGAGCAAGAAGAATCAGGATTCTTTTCCGGACGTAAATCAGCTAACAAGCATCACGGGCATCACATAAAGAAGCTGGATCAAAATCCTTTTGAAATGACCTACTGGGACATTCGTTTCTCAAACCTATGCAACTTAAAATGCCGTAGCTGTGGGCATATCTTTAGTTCACAATGGTATCAAGATCAAGCCAAGTTGGCAGGCGGTGACTGGAAAGCTCACAACTCAGTGCTAAACTACGCAGGGCGCACAGAAACAGACATGTGGGAACAGCTAGAGCCTCATTTGGACTATGTAGAACAAATCTACTTTGCAGGCGGCGAACCCTTGTTGATGGAAGAACACTACCGTATTCTGGAAGAACTAGTAAAGCGCGAGCGCTTTGATGTCAGACTGATATACAACACAAACTTTACACATACTGATTTAAAGGGCCGTTCAGTATTTGAATATTGGAAACAGTTTGCGAGTGTAGCAGTGGGCGCCAGTTTAGATGATCAACATGATCGTGCGGCCTATATACGAAAAGGAACTGATTGGCATCAAGTTATAGCCAATCGCGCCAAAATGATTCACGTGTGTCCCAATGTAGACTTTTATATTTCGCCCACACTTAGTATTATGAATGCAATGACATTGCCTGATTTTCATCAGCAATGGACAGAAGTGGGATTGATTCGAGCACAAGATCTAAATGTGAACATCTTGCAAGATCCTGCACACTATAGAATAGACATTGCTCCTGCGGCGTACAAACAACAGTTAACAGCAAAGTATCGCAAGCACATTGAATGGTTGCGCGATCAAGACCCCTTAGGTCGTGCCACACAAGGCTTTGAATCAGCCATTACATTTATGATGGCCACAGACAACACACACTTGATTGATACATTCTGGCGCAAAACACATGAGCTTGATGTGATAAGAAATGAAAACATATTGGACACAATCCCAGAATTACAGGCACTAAAATGAATATACCACACGATCAATTTTGCGTATTGCCTTGGGTTTCGTTAGAAGCTTCTCCCATTGGCACAGTACGACCATGTTGTTTAGCAGATGATGAGTTATTGGATGATGAGGGCAACAAGTTCTCATTGCTAACAGCTGACTTTGCGAGCATACAAAACTCACAAGCAATGATTCAACTGCGTGAAGAATTTTTAGCTGGAAAAAAACCACAAACATGCCGCAAGTGCTGGATGGAAGAACGAGCAGGACGCACAAGCAAACGCATGCATACCTTGGACAGAATGAAGCACATGGGCATATCAGGTGAGTGGACTGCTGATGCCAAGCCCTTGATGTTCCTGGATTTGAAGCTGGGCAACATCTGCAACTTGAAATGTCGTATATGCGGATCATGGTCATCAAGTCAATTTGCCACAGAAGAGCTTGCTGACATGGGAGTGGAGCAGGATCGAAAGAAATCATTTCCCTATCAAATGCTACGTGCTGGCGCTTGGCCCAGAGAAAATCTATCATTTTGGCACGAAATAGATGCCTGTTTAAATGACATACGCTACATTGAATTCACAGGTGGCGAGCCATTTATGATTGATCAACATTTTGACATGTTGCAGGGCATTGTGGATCGCGGAATTGCACATCAAGTTGAAATACATTACAACACCAACGGCACACAATGGCCTGCACGTGGTCCGGACATTTGGCGACATTTTAAAACAGTAGAAGTGGCGTTCTCTATAGATGATTTGGGTGCCCGTTTTGAATATCAACGTACCAATGCAGACTGGGCAGTGGTGCTGGACACAATCACAAGTTTTCAATACCTTCGAGATCAGTTACCAAACTTGCGTTTACAGTGCTGTTCAACCGTGAATGTGTTCAATGTGCGGTATATTGATCAACTGGCGCATTGGATAGCACTGCAACGTTTTGACTTTGTGTACTGGAATATCATGCATGACGCCTGGTACTTTTCAATTGCCACGCTGCCAGATTCTGTCAAGGCTGCTATTACACAACATTTGCGCACAGCCGATGTGCCTGCGCGGTATCGTGTGGAATTTGATAGAATCACGGATTTTATGAATAACGGTGCATCAACAGATGGGTTCATGACCAACATGAAGATCCGTGATTTGGATCGCAAACGCCAGCAAAATCTACGCACAGTAGCACCAGAATTGGCTGACATTTTAAACTATGACTACGACCAAACTTAAACTGTTGCATCACCCAGATGACTATGTGAATTTTGCACAAGGTGCTATTGCTCACCTGGTGCTGCCGCATTTTGATCTAGTGGAATACACGCCCGATACCAATTATAATAGTGCAGACACAGTGATCTTAACAACTTTTTGGCGAGCCAAGACACCAGACACAGCGTGGTGGCGGTCTTTTCAACAGCAGGGATTTCGCATAGTAGTAGATCATTTGTACGACAGTGATGTAGATACTGTGAGCAGACGGATCAATCCACTCCAGCTGGAATTGCGCTGTGGCAATTGGTTGTGGTATAACAGTGCCTTGGCCAGTGAGCAATTTGGATACAATCAATATCAGCCGCAGCGTGATGTCAAATATTCATTTATCATGTTAATGAACAAAATACGCGAGCACAAAGATCGCGTGGCTGCTGAACTGGCGACGTTATTGCCGGCTGCCAGATGGAGTTATGTTGAACGCGGTCAACACATTGGTGATCCTGAAGAAAACAATCCCAGTGTAATTTGGCATCTGTACATGAATCCCAACTGGTATGACACTGCTGCATTTTCAGTGGTGGTAGAAAGCTGGATGCGCACTGATCGATGGGTGCATGATTCCAACAATTACAGAACAGAAGTAAGCGAAAAGATTTTTAAACCCCTGGCATTTTATCATCCATTTGTGTGCTATGGCAGCGAAGGCACCTGCAGATATCTACAGCGCGAAGGGTTTGAAACATTCTCAAATCTCTGGTCAGAAGAATATGACACAATATTAAATGACAATCAACGCTTCGAAGCAGTGACGCCAGTGGTGTTTGACGCAGTAAAGAATTACAGTTCAGGCCGGTATGATGCGCTAACTGAACAGAAACTCCGGCACAACAAACATCATTACTTCAACACAGCCTTAATTCATCAGCGTTTCCAAACAGAAATCATTGATGTGATACAGGAGTTTGTGTGATAGCTGTGTGCGGTGACAGTTTTTGTGTGCCCGACCCAGACTACGGACCAATGTGGGTGGATCTGTTGGGTCAGCAGTGTGATCTACACAACTACAGTGAGCGCACCGCCACTAACCTGCTGATAGCACGCCAAGTGGATCAAGCTGTCAGAGACAACGCTGAGTTTATAATAGTGCATTTCACCAGCTGCACACGCGGAGAAAAGCCACATGCTGGCCGTTATGTGCCGTTCAGCTATCACACTGCCAGCGAAATTACCACGCCATTTGACTCAAATGCTTTGAGAATTCTAAAAGAATACTACACAGAGTTCTTTGATTTAGATCTTGCTATATATCAAAACGCCATCACAATAGAACACACCCTGAACCGATTGGTGCAGAGTGGCCGGCCATTTAGATTTGATCAGGGCGGGTTTGAACACTCAAGCTATGGCGGCACAGGGCAGTATTTTGCACAGTACACGCAATATCGCAGTCGATACAACTTGTGGGATCATGTGACCACACGTGAGTTCCGTCCGTACTATCACATAACAAATGATCAGACACATACACAAGTGGCTGAATACTATGCACAGGAAATAGCAAAATGAAAAAGATACTGGTATGCGGTGCAGGCGGATTTATTGGCACACATCTTGTGCGCAGCCTGCGAGCACAGGGCCATTATGTAATTGGCGCTGATTTAAAGTTTCCGGAGTTCTCAATCACTGAGTGTAATGAATTCCATCAAGTGGATCTTCGCAATCAACGCAGTGTCACACGCTTGATCAAACGTGACATTGATGAAATATATCAGCTGGCAGCAGACATGGGCGGTGCAGGCTATATCTTTATTGGGGATAATGATGCGGACATCATGCACAATTCAGCTATAATTAATTTGAATATTCTGCATGAAATGACTTTTAAGAAAATACCCAAAATCTTTTACTCAAGTTCAGCTTGCATCTATCCCGAACGCAATCAACTGCATGCTGATCGTCCCATGCTGACTGAAGCGTCAGCTTATCCAGCAGACCCTGACAGTGAGTACGGCTGGGAAAAGCTATTCAGCGAACGCCTGTACGCCAGCTATGCGCGAAACTATGGCATTGATGTGCGTGTGGGCAGACTGCACAATGTATTTGGTCCAGAGGGTACGTATGCAGGCGGCCGGGAGAAAGCCCCTGCTGCACTGTGCAGAAAAGTCATACAAAGCAACGGCGTTGTGGAAGTATGGGGTCCAGGTACACAAACTCGCAGTTTCATGTACATAGACGACTGCATCGAAGGCATACACAGATTGATGGCCAGCACATATACTGAACCCATTAATATTGGCTCCAGCAGAATGATTGCCATAAATGATCTAGTACAGTTGATCAGTCAAGTGAATGGTCGACCAGTTGAAATTCGGAATATTGATGGACCGCGTGGTGTAATGGGTCGTACCAGCGACAACACCTTGATTGAACAGGTATTGGCATGGGCTCCCCCAGACAGTTTGGAACGGGGTCTTGCAGAAACTTACAAATGGATTGAACAACAACTAAATGCACAAGCCTGAAACCCTATGTATGGCACCCTGGACTCACACATATTTGAGTCCACAAACCGAACGGCGCATGTGCTGTGCGTCAAGAGAACCTGCCCAGAACTTTGAACAGTATATAGACACCAAGTCAGGCACTGGGCGATACATTCCTGTTACCTTGGAAGAACACTGGAATTCGCCGCACATGCAGAGTGTGCGCAGACGCATGATGGCCGGCGAAACCTTACCCGAATGCGAAGTGTGCAATGATAAACTGTTAAACACAGATGTATATCGCACGTATTTTTGGCATCTGTTCAAACACAAATACGACGATGTGATTGGCAAAACAGATCTAAATGGACGCACAAGCATGTTGCCTGTAAGCTGGGACTATCGTTTCTCAAACCTATGCAATTTTAAATGCAGAACCTGCGGCGATATGTTGAGCAGTTCATGGGAGACTGAACAGCGTCAGCATAGAATGATCGACTGGTCAAATACCAAAAACACCTGGATGCAGCCGGACGTGCGTAGAGAAATCTCACAGTTTCAAGACACACAAATTGAAGAAGAATTCAGTCGTGCAGTAGAAGAACACAGAGTGGAAGAAATCTACTGGGTGGGTGGCGAGCCACTCATGTACGAACAGCACTGGCGCTACATGAAAAGAATCATTGAATTAGGAGATGGAAAGAATGTTTATGCTAGATATAATACTAATCTTAGCCGTATTGAGTTGGGTGGTTGCAATCTCTATAAAGATATTTTGTTGGGGCTACGAGATTGGCAGATCTGTGCAAGCCTCGACGGAACAGGCGCCATCGGAGAATACATCCGAACAGGTCTTTCCTATCCATTATTTTTAAATAATTTCCGGCAGGGACTGGCAATTGCTACCAACCCACGCCAAATGCGCCTGGACTTTACGCTTACACTGCCGGGCATGTTTGAAGTGGACAACATGACGGCTTTGGCTTCGGAATTGAGTGTGCAGATGTTGGCCAAAGTGATATTCAGCTTTGGGCCTGATATTATCATGAGTCCACTTGCACTACCCAGACACTTATTAGATCCTTGGATAGACGAACTAGCAGGCCGCTCCGCTGGCGCCATGCGTGATGTACTGCTACAATTAAAAACCCGTCCTACATTTGAGGAACAATGGCCCGACACCTATCGTGCAGGGCTTGCAAAAGGCAAAGCTCGTGTGTTAAAATTAGAAAGCATACGCACACAGTCAATCACAATGGCAGAAATACTTGCTCAAAGACCTGCGGTGCTAGATTGGTGGAATGAAATTGCTTGATCATATTGAAATAGACCTGCGCGGTGCAGCTGGCGTGTTTACTGTACACATAGACGTAGCGGACAACAGTCTAAGCCGTCGTTGGCTGGCCGCGCTAAATGATATTATACGAACAGATTTGCATTTAGAAAAGAATTACTGTTGGATGGGATGGACAGAAAGTGAACGAAATGCACGATACCTTTGTGAGCAAATTAATGCTAGTATTGATCACATCAATCGAAGTGGTGTTGGCTATCACATTGATTGTGATGCTTACACAGTAGAAAATGTGATACAGACAGACCTGGATGTCGATCATGAGCGCATGAATCAGTTGCATCGCTACTTTGAAGACTTACAAGGATGGTCAGGTGGCATCAGCCGCTATTATAATTCAGCTGATCCTGCCACACGCTGGTACATACGCCAGTTAAATCTCTTGTGTCATGAATTGGAAAGTCTTGTGTTAAGCATGCGCAAGGCAGTGCAAGCACCTGAATGGCGTAGACCTAGTCAATTGATGTGCTGGCTAAACGCACCGCGTTTTGCACTAGAGCCCGAAGATTATGAACTGTTTGGCATAGAAACCATCAATAGAACTCTAGGCGGTGTTTACTTGGGTGTAAATAAAGCAGTTGGCAAACATCACTGGGAGGTGTTCAATGATGAAGGTAGGGATAGTCGCATTAGCGAGCTTGTTACTACAGGACTGCGTGTTCAAACTGAAGCCGCTGGCGACTTTGATATCGAATGGGCCCGTGACCCAGGCGCTTATCACTGGCAAAAGACCAAGCTCACGGAGTTCCGTACCTGGCTTTTGGCAAATGGGTTTGATCCAGAGGACAAAAGTCTCACCATTGGTCACCCAAAGGTGGCACAGGTTGATGTGAAAAGAACATTTGGCACAGATGATTATCAACGTATTTGGGCACAGTTGGCCAGTCATCTTGATGTGTATAGCATACGCACCAGTTGGGGTGAAGCCACATATGAATACCGCTGGAGCGATCCAGACTATGCTGAACAGCAAATAAGGAGACTGAAATGAAATGGATTAGAAGAATTTGGGACAGGATCACACTAGAGTATCGCTACCGTAAAAAACTAAAAGAACTACGCAAAAGAGATCCGTTCATCTACAAATGAAAAAACAGTTGCTCACAGTAGGTGATAGCTTCACACATGGTGACGAATTAACTGATCGGTATCAGGCCTGGCCTTATCGGTTGGCAGATAAGTTAGGGTATGAAGTCTACAACATGGGGCAATCTGGGTGCAGCAATTTTAGCATTCTCCGAAGAACATTGGAAGAGATTGCTGTGAATCATTATGATTTGATAGTGATAGGATGGACAAGTCCAGGAAGAATAGAGTGGAAAGATGATATAGGTATTGCTTATGATCTTTGGCCGGGCTACAGTGCTAATCATAAGTTTTTTGAAGATCACCCCTGGAGGGATAACTTTTTTAAGTTTATTAGCCAACATCATAATTCGTCATATCTATATGAACAATACATAATACATGTGTTGTCGTTACAGTCTTATTGTCACGCACGTGGGATTGACTATCGCATGATAAATGTACGACACAACGATTACTATCACAAGGTTGGTAAAGAGCCACACGAACAATTGGCAAAGCAGATAGATAAAGAAAAATTTATTGGATGGGACAAATTTGGAATGATGGAATTAACAAATGACCTTCCCCAAGGACCAGGTGGCCATCCACTAGAAGCAGGACACGAAAGAATAGCAAATGAAATATACACTGGGTATATCAGCAGGGTTTCATGACGCTGCTGCGGCAGTGATTGATAATCACGGAAAAATTGTTTTTGCCGGGCATAGTGAACGCTATAGCAAAAAGAAAAATGATCCTGACTTTTGTCAAGGGCTGTTGGATGATGTGCTGGAGTATGGCCCAGATGTGGTTGCATACTACGAACGTCCTTGGCTGAAACAACTACGTCAATGGTATGCAGGGCAGGGTATTGAGTGGAACAAATTTACTGTACAGCAAATATTACGTCAACAACTGGGCGGCCAGATTGAACCTGAACGGGTG